GTGTGAACAGAATAAACAAACTGTGCGTTGTGCCAATAAGCGGAGAAGCGGCAGCTAAATAATCATTTACGCCATCAAACAAGATGGCAGGCTTTCCGCCTTGCGTTTGCAAAACGCCACTATTTAGAATCTGCGGCTGCGATCCTGCCGTGGTCTGCGTGGCATTGCGGCCATTCCCGCTTTGGTCATACCAAGTAGTCACAAATCCATCGCCAGAACCACAATGGGCTAATAATGCCGTGGTATTAAGATTGCCATCGCTGCCAAAACCAATATTTGTTTCAGCACTATCACTTGAACGCCTTACTCTAATAGCATTACCAGTATAAGCAGTTCGTAATTTTCTTAAAGAATACGCAGCTGCACCAGAAACGCTTAAGGAATCTAAAACGCCACGCCTAGCCGCATTACAAATCCCTAAGTTAAGTCTTAAATCGAGCATCTACTATTCGTCTGTTGAATAAACTATTCTTAAGCTTCCTGCCCCAATTCCAGCAATAAAGCGGCTGGTAAGTGGTAACACTAAAGGAGTCATAGACCCACTAAATAACTTAAGCGGGTCAGTAGCTACCGCAGTTATCCCACTATTTCCAATATCAACAACAATATCACCGCCATCCGCAATTAATAAAACCGCTAAAACTCTAGCAGGGATTTCCGTTGATCTTACATTTGACCCCGTCATTGGCAATACTTGCCCTTGCCCTTTAGTGCAAAAGCCTTGAATTGGTGTGCCTTCTGTGTTCTTAGGTTGTCTCATTACCTACCCCTACCTTTTTATCTTCTTTCTTATCTTCTTTCTTGTCGTCTGCCGCAAAAGCTTTTTTAACTTCTGCCGTAAATAAAGCCGCTCCAACTTCAACTAATTCTTTCTCGTTAGTCTCTCCATCAATAACGCCATTGGTCTTAACGTAAGTAGCGAAAAAAGTATTATCCTTATAAGTAAAAGTCGTTAAACCTTTCTTTTTATCTTTTTTAAGCCCTTGAAAGACTTTAGATAAGGTATCCCCTTGGTCAAATTCAGTAAAGATTAGAGTTTCTAAATCTAAATCTATTCCGTTAATTTTTACTATTTCTTGTTTTTTGTATGTTTCCATTTGTTTATCTCCTGTTTTTAATTTTATAATTTATAGTATTGGTCTGAACCCTAAAGATAGATTGAATACGTTAGTCTGTGAGGATGCTGGGAAAATAATAGCATCTATTTTAGTCCTAACATCTGTAACGAAATCCAGTGGTACTTGAATCAAATTTCTTATGTTTTGTGTAGGCTCAAACGCCATGAAATCTATATTATTGATACCATTGTAAGCTGTTAAATTTGGTCCAGTGCTAATATTTATGTTCTTTAATCTAGTCTCACCAGATACAGAACCGTTAAACCTTATACCCATTAAAAAATTACCTATCCAAAAACCTTTTGGTTTAAGATTTAATAATGTTCTAGCTATGGTTGGTGCTGATGCATCCCCGTAAAGTATAAGGTTTTTATTAGTATCATAAGTGTCGGAAGCTTCTATTCCTGCAATCGCACCTCCTGTAGGCAGGTTAACTCTAGTAAGTCTACCCTGAGAAGCACCGCTCAGGAGTAAGTCATCAGATAAATTTAACTCTCTTATTAATTCTTGCCCGCCACCAGTTTGCGTGTAAGCTACCAGTAACCGTGTATTGTTATTCGTAGCGGTAAACCCTCGAATATTAGAAAATCCTGGGCTAGTTATTAACGAACTTAGGTTTATATTAGTGTTGTAAGTTACAGACGTTAGATTATATAAAGAGCCTAATGTGTACTGGAAAATGGAATCGTTAGCATCACCAAAAGCTAGTAAACGCAAACCATTTTTGGAAATTTTTATATGTCTCATCTGCGTATCTTGGCTATTTATAGAGTGGCTTCTAGACTGGTAAACAGAACTAGATATTAACCAAGGCGTACTAAGAGTGTACTCGTATAAAGTGTTAGCCGAGGTATTACCCAAGACTATTAACTTAGTACCATCCTCTGAGATATCGAAGTCATAAGCAGTACCCACCACACCGTTGACAGCAAACGACCCTATAAAACTAGCAAAACTCACATCGTAAGCTACAGATAAATTATATTGAAATATAGTAGATGTAGAACCTCTTAGTACATATAATCTGGTACCATTATTCTTTATTTTCATTGCAGTAATAGCTGAAACATTGGCTGCTAAGTCTACTGATGTACTTACATAAGGGCAGCTAATACCACTGTCAATATCGGGGGTGCGGTCAAAAACGTTTATAATATTATCCGTGCTTCCTGTAAAAGCTGGATTTAAAAACCCGTCAAAATTCATAGGGCCCATTTTTACATCACTGCCACCAATCCACGGATATAATTCTGTTGCATTAATACTCATAAAATCACCTTACCCAAGTCCATCCTGTTGTATCGTCAATATACCTAAAAGTAAAAGATAAACCATTTTGACTAATCACTAAATTCTGTGCCACACCTTCTAATTTTTTAGGATTGAAAACTATTGTGCAATTATTTGTAGCAAATGTACCCTTATGATCTACTACGGTAAATTCATCACCTATTTCAGGCCAGTTAGCACCATAGGGAGCATCTATACTTCTAGCACCGCTAGTGCTATCAACATAAATATAATCACCAGGTCTAACTTCACTACCAGAGCCAGATGTTAAATTACCCGCTACTTGTCTAAATTTTTTAGGAGCTTCATTGTAATTGAGCCATACCCACTTGGTTAAAGTAGGGTCATACTTAAGTTTTAAGAACCCTACTCTAGTAATAATTAAAGGGTTAGTTTCATAACCAGATACAGCTACTGGGCTATTAGAAATTGTTAATGGGTTATCATCAGTAGCATTAGTGAATATTTCCACCTCTGTTAAAACACTTGGACTACTTGGTAAAGTAACAGTTATACCATTACTGGTAGTATCTGCAAAATATCTACCGCCATATACCGCAGTAAAATTAGATGTTCTACTTTCCCACGCTAAATAAACGCCTGCCGTCAAATCATCTACCGCTTCAATCAAACCTGCTGCTAATAAATACTGATCTTCTGCCTTGTTTCTCCAATGAAGAGCCGAATAACCAGAGCCACCTGGTACTAAATTGTCTTCTGCATAGCTAGCGTAATTACCCGCTAAAGTAGCTGAGGTACTAGCAGAACTAGCTGAACTGCTAGCATTGCTTGCTTGAGTAGTCGCTATCCCCGCTTGAGTTGTTGCGGTACTTGCTGAACTGCTAGCACTCGCCGCACTTGCTGCCGCTGCACTTACATCGCCAGCAATAGCCGCTTCTGCTGCTGTTACCGCTGCACTAATAGCACTGTCTACCACTTGATTAGCACTATCCACTGAATCTTGAGCGATAATAACAACTTTATCTAAAGTAGTTTCTACATCAGTAGTATTAAGCTGCGTTACATTAGAAATATCTGTATTCTGAACTGCTGTTACCCTTCTTGATATTCTTACGTTTAAAGAACCAGCTACAGGAGCCGTAACAAAAACAATGTTTGCACCTGGATATTTACCTTCTGATAGTGAACCAGTAGGATTTACAGAATAATGAGTTGTTAAAGTTTGAAGCGTATCACCGATATAAACTTTAAAATCAGTATTTGCAAAATAAGGATAGGCAAAATTAAAGCTCGTCTGTGAGCCGTTACCATTGAATCTTTGAGTCGTAGCAACACTTGCGACGGTCATGCTTAAATTATAACCCTAAAGTCTATAGTAGACTATAGAGTTATTCAAATATTATTTCACTGCCTTGCTTTTCTGCTGCCTTCTCCATGCGATCTGAATAATTCTCATCCCATAATTCAAAGAATGAATCATAAACCGTTGCTTTTAAAGTTCTTGCTAAAAAATGACCATATAAAGCAGGTCCAATAATTGGGGCATTAGTTGCAATATCCATCGCTGCTTTACCTGCATCTTCCCCTTCAAGATTCCCAAGCCCAAGAGTGCCGCCAACTATAGTACCTACACTTAATCCAGTCTTGATTAAATTGGCGTTGAGTGGTCCAGCTATACCTAAAAGGGTACGTCCTGCCTCCATGCCTGCCGCCCCTGTTCCTTCCGTTGCCGCTGTTGCGACTGCCTGTACTATCTCTTGTGTGAAAGGTACGCCCACTGCTGCCCCAAGAATACCCGACCAGTTTTTTAAAACAGTTCCGCTATCCTCATCCCCATCTATCCATAAATCACGAGGCGTTTTATTAGATAGTAAATCCTGAACTACCCTCAATCCAGTCCATAAAGCGATAGAAGTCGCTGCAAAAGTACCTAAAGCAAAATGCTGTTTTCTTGCTAAAGCTGGTCCTATAACCTGTTGAACTAAAGCCACTGGAAAAGATTTAAGCTGTGCAAAACCTCTAGCGATTTCACCTGATACCGTGCCTCTTTGGTTTGCACCGAATACATGGGTTGTCTTAGCTCTAACTGTTGCACCTGGTGTTATTACCCTGTTATCCGCTTCTTGCCCAAAAGCTGCCTGCCAGTTAGTTTTTAATTCTCTTTTCGCTAAATCCATGCCTGACTTACTTGGGTCTTTAACCCCACGCTTAGAAAGAAAAGCCTTAATTTCATCATCAGTCAAGTTATCTAAGGCATCAGGGGTAACGTAAGTTCTGCCATTCTCTGCCTTAGCCGCTTTAGTTCTAATAAAATCCCATTCATCGGGTCTAATCTTCAAATCAGTTAGCATTTGCTTTTGAACATCAGGTAATTGATTATAAGTCTTAGCTGACATCATCCCAAAATCACGCCCAATGCTGACATAAGCACCTTTCTTAGAGGCTAAAGTCATTTGCTCCATGAAATTGAATTTATACATTATGTCGCTAAACTTATCGACTGCATTTAAAGTTTTATTGGCTATCCCGTGATTATATTTTCCGCCTACTTCTGCTGCGGACGTTCCAATATCTGCAAATCTATACTGCCTAGACAAATCAAAGATAGTATCTTCTAATTGTTCTTGAGCTGTCTCAAAAATTTGCCTTGCGATCTCATCTCCATATTGAGCCTTAACGAGCTTAAAACTATCAACAAGTTCACCTGTAAAGGCTTTTAGTTGACTTACTGGGCTTCCTCCTGCTATAACTGCCTTACGCATTGCCTTTACTGGAACGTCCGCAATTTGAGCAATCGCACTGCCACCTAAAGCCACTGTCGCAGATAACTTTCTTCCTGTCGCTGCTACTCTTGCAAGCATAAAATCATTAGGCTTATCGTATTCTCCAATTAATTCGCCAAACTGTTTACGCTCAGTACTAGTATCCAAGAAATCACCAAGAACCTTAATTTCAGGATTTTGGGCTTTATAAGCATCCATAATATTTTCTATCCCTGCTTTTGGATTTGTACCAAAATTATCAATCAAAGCTAGGTTTTTAGCTGTCCTTGCCATCGCTTCTTGTAAGCCAGTAAGAATATCACCGCCCCCAAACTCCTGCTGCATTTCATCCCAATATTCAGCTTTAACGTGAATCTGTCTTGACTGTGTTAAAAGGTCTTGATAATCACTCGCCCCGCTTTGGTTTGCTTGTTTAGTCTTTAAATTCTTAATTTGAAAGACTGCTAAATCACTAGCTTCCTCTGTAGTGCCATTTTGCACTTGATCAAAAAAATCATCTAGCCATTTCGTTTTTGCTTCTGTCGATAAGTTCCCCATACTCATACGCTGCCAATCAAAGTTACTTAAAGCCTTTGCAATAAAGGTATCTTTATTCCCTGCCATTTTGATAGCATCCCAAGTTTGATAACCTATCCTTCCTGCTAAATATTTAACGGGAATCCCTGCGTATTCCTGCCTTACTCTGATCTCATCCTGAGTTGCTTTAATAACCTTAGCCATCTTGTAAAGTGCTTGATCTTCCTCTGATAGACTGTTTACGGCTCTCTTTCCACCATCTGATAATTCAGCTACAAATTGAGCTAGCTTCTTGGTATCGTGCTTTTTTCCAGGTGTGAAAAATTCATGTAAGCCGCTATCTTTTCCAAATATCTTTTGATAATGCCCTGCAATCATTTGCTCAAATTGATTTTTATAAGACATCGTTCTAGCTTCTGTATTTCTGATAAGGTTTTGATAACCCATCTTAAAAGCACTTTTTGATTTACCTTCTGCAAGTAAAAAAGATACCGCTTTCTTTTCAGCAAAACTATTACGAATATAACCAATCTGCTTTATTAACTTGGATTGAGCGGTCTTCTTTAAAACACCCATTTCTATTTCGGCTAAACGATCTGCTCCGACCGCATCAAGTTCTTTAACCATCGCCTCTAATAAAGCTCTAGCTTCAAACTCGTTAAGCTGCCCGTCAGAGGATTTTCTTATACCTTCGATACATTTATCAAACTTTGACATTTATAACGCTCCTAAAACACAACGTGCTGCTTCTGCTAAACCTTGATATTTAGAATCAGTCTTGAGAATCTCTTGATAGTCTGCACTGCTTTCTATTTCAGCTTTAAACGCTGCAAGCTCTTCCTCTGGGATGTTCATATCTTTTAAAATTGCATCTAAGTCTTTATTCTCTAAGCTGCTTACAACCTTCTGCATCTCTTCTGTTTCTTTGCCTAATTGTGCTACTGCTTCATTAAAAGTCTCATCTGCTTGCTTGAAAGTGCCTTTTAAAATTTCTTGTGCTTCTTCTAATGATGATGAATTTAAAATTTGCCTTCCGTGTAGCTGTTTAGTATAAGCTGCTTTTAGCTCATCATCTGTTAATTTAAGCAAATCCTGAAAGTTAAAATTGTTTTCCACTGGGTCAATTAGCCTGAAAAGCTTTGCTATATTGGTTTGCGTTCCTTCGTGCATTGTAAAAAAATTATCTATATTCTTTATTTTTTTAGCTTTAATAATATCTCTTAATTGTGAATAAACTCCTTTAAATTCATCAAAAAGCATTTCACTAGGGGAATTAAAAGAAGATAAAATTCCTTCTTTCTGTGTTTTTTCTGCAATGCCTCCGATTGAAGCCTCTAATTTAGCTCTCTCTGTCGCTGATATGTTAGGGTCATCTAATTTCTGCAATATCTCATCTAATTCCATTGAAGCCATCGCCTCACGTGGAACTAAATCATTTTCAGTAACATTTGAAAGTCTAACGCTGTCTTTATCCCTCCAATAATCTAATGGAGAGCGATCATATTTTTTAAACGCATCATAAAGTTCATCTAAAACTTCTCTAGGGTCTAAACCTCTTTCCCCTATTTCTTTTTCAATAAGAATATCAAGCCCTAGCCCACCTTTTTTAGTAGTGTAAGTTTTTAAAAAAGATGGAGAGATTGCATCGAAATTATCTTTAAAAATTGCATTGTCGAGTTTTGTCCCTTCTGCTAAAGCTTTAAAGATATCATCAATTATCCCACCTTGGTAATTTGCAGTAACTAAATCTTTGCCCGTATTTTTAGCCGCTTTCCCTATTTTACCTGGAACAAAACTAAACCCTTCTTCTTTAGCCTTTTGAACAACCTTGTTTAAAGCTTCGTGGAATTTGCCTAACTCTTGCCTAAAGATATCTTCTTTAACTTGAAACAACTCGTTTAACTTAAAATCAATAGTTTCTGCCGATTCGGGATTTAAGGCTTTTTGTGCTTGGAGTTCATCTATTTGTTGAGATATTTTACTTAATGCTCCGTTTGCTTCTTGACTTATTTGCGTAATTGGATTTTTTATATTGATCTGCCTAACATAGCTCCTGAAAGCTATTTCGCTATAAGCCTCTTGCAATTTAACATCATCAAGCTTATCTAATTCAGCCTTTGAAATAATCCCGTCTAGATAACCACTTTCAAAAAGATTATCCATCTTGCTTCTTAGAGCTGTTCCATAATCAACCCTCAACGCTGCATTAACTGTTTTCGGGTCAGTGATTACGCCTGAATTAATATCAGACATCATCTTAGACATAATAGAAGCTTGCCCGTCTCTTGTTATAACTCCCGACTCGACTAAATCGTCTAAAGCCGTTTCAAAGTTTTTAACAGTGCTTGCTATATCATCGGCTTGCTTCCCAAGAAAAAAACCACCTAATCCACCGCCTGCACTACCTAAAGCAATACTCGCTAAACCCCATAGAATATCATAGTCATAACCGTTTCTATCTGCTTGAGCTTTAATCCCTACCTGTAAAAGGGTTTCATAAGCACCTTCACCAACTGCACCCCTAACGATTCCAGTCGTTGCACCTGAACCAAAAGCAAAAGGACTAATTAAAGCCGCCTCTATCGCTTCGCCTGCTGCACCATATTTAGCAAGCTGTGCCGCTTTGATTAAGAATGGAGCCGCCCCACTAACCGCCGCAAAGCCAAAGCCCGCCTCCGCTATCGCTGGAACATTACCAGCTAATCCCTGCATAAACCATTCTAAACCCTTATTATCCTGCTCTGCTTGGCTTAAAATCTCTGATCTTGCTTCATAATTGACGTATTTATTGTATCTTAATTTAGCCACTGATTCGGGCATTGCTTCATTGAAAGATAACTTTCCTTCTACCCCATAAACCTTATTAGCTTCATCTGCTGTAAGCATTTTGTCATCTCTGCCTAAAGCCTGTAATCCTCTTAAAGCCGCCTCTTCTGCCGTTTGCAAACCCCAAGCGATACCCGTGTTTGTTTCAAAGCCTTGCTGTATTCTTTGCTGTGCTTCAACGCCTCCCCCAATCGAAAGAAGGCTAAAATCTTCTTGGACTGGGGTATCTTGGAATGTAGCTAAATTGATATCTACCATTTAATAACCTTCTTAATCTAAATAAAAAGAAGCCCTTTGATATTGCATTGGCGGAGTATAAGACCCTGCCGTCTTCGCATCAACTTCAAAATATTTAAAATTTCCACTTTCACGCCCGATAGGTAAAGGATAAGCCTTGGTTGCGTTTAGTCCAGGTATCATGTAATTGACGTAAAGCCTAGCCCTGCCAGTGTTTCCTACTGGTCTAAAAGTTCCCTTATCTCTAATAGCCGTTTCAATTACACGGCTTGTAACTTCTTCTCTTAGGTTTACTAGCTTTTCTTGTTCAGGAGTTAGCTTAACTATCGCATCTAATTCTTTAGCTCCCTCTGCGTATAAGTAAGACTCTTTACTTCTCCTTGCAATCAAAACCGCATCTTGCCTAGTTTGTCCGCCTCTTGTGGATTTATCGTATGTTCTAAAAAGCTTTTCGGCTTCTGCATCATTTCCCCTGATAACGGCTGATCTCAAACTAGGCATTCCACCTTCGCCATGATTATAAATAAAACTAACTAATGCATCATATTGTTTTTGGCTTAAGCCTTTGCCTGTCCTAGATATTCTTTCATCTTGAATGCGATCTACTGCTGCTGTTCTACCTTTGATATCTTCTCTAAACCTTCTCTCGGCTTCTTCTGCCGTGATAACCTCTCCCTCAAAAGATTTCGTACCAAAACCAATACTAAAACGCCCGTCTGTATCTGGGTAAGCTTTAAGCTCTGGTTTACCTTTAACCGTTTCTAAATTTTTTAAAAAGCTCATTCCTGTATCGCTTAATGTTTTTGGCTTAAAAGAATCAGCTACCCCAATATTTTCTAAATCAAGATTATCTGTATTAATCCCTCTTTTTGTTGCCTCTAATTTTAAATTCTTCATTACGTCATCTTTAATGAACTTTCCAAAGCCGCCAAATTCATCACCTCTTTGAGAAGCCGTGTGAATCCCCTCCCAAACCTTTTTACCAAAAAGATTACTAAGAGCATAAGAAGTTTGTTTGTTTTTATCCCCTAAAAAAGATAAATAGCCTTCGCTTGCATATTCTTTCTGTATCGTAACTGAATTGGAGCCTTTGTTTTGTGTAACGTATTTATCCTGTATCGTTAATCGCATAGCTTCGGCTACTGCTTCGCTTGCTTTCCCTTTCATGCTTGGGTTAAGCTCGGCTATTTGATACGCTAATCCTCGCACTATATCCTTATTTGCTACAATCCAGTTACCAGCACCGCCTGCTAAATCAGCTTGCTTTTCAAAACCTAAAACATAAGGCTTTATAACCTTTTCAATCGCCTTATTAACTTCTTCTTTTTTTAAACTGCTGTTATCTGCACTGATAGGCGTTTTAAGATACTTCATTAAAGTACCACGCTTAAGATCATTGTCTCCGTACCAAAGTAGAGCTAAAGCCGATCTATCGCCTGTTTTTTCTGTCTGCTTTATAACATCTTTAGAAATTTCATTGATAATAATATCCATTGGGGTAGTATCATCTTTTAACAAATCAGTCTTAATATTCCAACTTTCAAGTCCTTTAATGGCTCTGCCAACTTCATCAGGAGAACCATTAACTAAGGTGCTAATTAATCTTGCTTTTTCAGCCGCAGGAATAGGCATCAATTTATTAGCTGGGGTCATCATCCCAAACTTAGTAACTAAACCTCTAAAGAATTTTTCTTTATCTCCCTCTTGGTAAGCTTGCTGCAATATTGCATCATTAGCTATTGCTGTTCCTGCTGGGTCTTCTTTGATGGCTTTAATCATGGCCGTGCCGCCTTGCTGAATAGCACTTGCTGCTTCTAAAAGCTTTTGTGCTTCTTCGTAATTACCAGCACTTGAAGCCGTCTCCGCTCTTCTGTTTAAATCCGTTACAGTGTCCGATACTGAACCAATATCGCCATTTAAAACAGAAGTAGCCGCTTTGCCTTTTTCTAAAGCAATGTTATATTCTCTTTGGATTTCTTCTTTCTGCTCTGCTGTCTTGCCAAGTTTTAAAGCTCTATTTAATAAATTAGGGTCTTCGACTGCTTCGCCCTTCGCTGCTAAATCAAGATATGACTTAAATCTCTTTTCAATTACTCCATCGTTGTAAGCCTTAAGCTGGTTTAAAGCCGTTATCTTCTTAGCACTAACCTGATCTATAAGCCTTTGCCTAAGCTCAGTGCTGCCAATAAATTCAGGACTATTAATAGTATCTCCAAGTTCATCAAATCTTTTAGCGACTGTTTCCTCGTCAATATCCCCAGTAACATAATCATTTTGTATTTTTCTTGTAATGCCATCAACACCCGATAAAACAAATTTATCTTTAACTTGCTGTACTGCTTTAATTCGTTCCTCTACTGGTAAACCTGAATATGAAGCAGTCATTCTACCCACTTGAGCATCAACCTCTGCAAGAGTAGCTGCTATATCGCCTGTATTCTCTGCTATGTTTGACACATAGCCAGAGCTTACAGATTCAATATCCATCGCATCCTGTTTAATTCTTACTCGCTTGGCTTCCGTCTCCCATAGAGCTGACTTGCTCATATAGTTGCCCTTGTCTTTTGTTGCAAGAGCTTCAAATTTTAACCTTACGTTTTTATTCTTAATGTTGTTTAAATATTGACTTTTAAGAGTATCAAAACTTTGGCTTTGCCTTTGAACAAAATTACCATCCAAAGGATCTTCTTCTTGAGCTTTTGCCCATGATTGTTCATAGGCTACATTCAATTCATTAGATAATTTAACAGCTTCAATGCCCTGCTCCATCTCGACACGCCTATCAACCATCGCACCGATTCTATCTATACTATCGCTTAAGCCTTCTGCCGCTCCACCAAAAAAAGCATATCCCATGTTATTTATCCTCTGCTTGTTTTATCTTGTACTCGGCTACTGTACCCGTCGCATCTCCAAGTCCTTTACCAAGTGCCGCCAGTGCCGCCTCTGAACCTAAAGCTAAAGCCTTTTGTTTTTCTGCTTCGATCTGCCGCTTCTGTGCTTGCTTCTGTAATGTTCCATCAAAAGCAGTATCTAAGGCTAAGTCCATAATTGAGCCTGAAAAACTAACTCCTCGATCACCCAAGCCGCCTACGACTTGCCCCACTGATTCAGTTATCTTTCTGTTCCATTGGATTGAAAGCATTTTAGATTGTTCATCTAATTGCTTACCAACATAAGCAGCTCTTTTTTTTGCGGCAATAGCACCAAACATGCCTTTGGCAAAATCTACTGTTGCTTTCGCCGCCATTGCTGCTGTTACTGGGTCTACCATATATAACCATTATACTCGTGAATTTCCCCTGCGGGTCTAAAACCAAGCCACTTTAATAAACGATTTTCCTTAATTCCTTCTTTCTTACAAAAAGCAAAGATACTTTCCTCTGTTAATTTCAGGCTTTTTCTAATTTCCTTAAGAAATTTAAGCTTACCTAAGTTTGATAATTCTTCTAATAAAATAAAATCACAAGTAAAATCTGAATAAATAGTCGCAATCGCAAGCAGTTTATCCCCATCTTCTAAAGCTAAAGTTTCAACGCCTCGCTCCCTTAATCTATCTTGAACATAAGGGTCATCTATTTGATTTAATTTATCACTTGATCTCGTTAATATTAATGTCATAGCTTACTGAGTTTACTTGGAATGGTACATTTTTTGTTTGCTTGATTAATAGAGTAGGCTTAAAAGTTTGAATTGAGCCATAATCTATTTCTTTTTCTCCCGTAAATAAAGCTGGTGGAGTAGTTATATTACTATTTGCATCCCAAAACTTAACATCCTTCCATACTAAAGCCCCCTCAAGAATAGTATTTTCTTCTGCTATTTGAAATTCGCCTGAATCTACTAAATTAAAAAATATTCTTTGAAATGATTTTAAATCTTTTTTATTTGAGGTTTGAGATTGAATATAATCTACTGGTTTCAACCTCATAGAAGCATAAAAGCTCGCCCCTACTTGGTAATCATTTGCTGGTGTAATAGTTTCAGATTTAGTTAAATAGTTTGCATAAGTTGTTTTATCGACTAAACAGTAAGTAGATGGCAAGCCCGAAAGATCATAAGGAGAGCCAGCATTTGCATCTAAAGCTAAATCTACAACGTATTCTCTTGGCTTATAAGCAGTAGTCGCATAATAAGGCGGACTGTCCGTATTAGTCAAACGGCTTGTACTTATGCCTTTTCTAACTGTAATATCCCCAAAACTTAAAAGTAAACTTTCCTCTGTCAAAACATAAATTGTCGGCTTAGAAGGGAAATCGTAATCTTCATTTACTGTGAAAATATAACGAGCTTTATAATTATTCGCTAAAACAATTTTTGACCACGCAAAGACCTTTTCCTCATCATCTATCGTGCAAACTGCAATAGTGCCATCTTCCAGTGTCGCCCAAATCATTTTCCACGGGAAAGCTACAAAAGTCATATCCCTTACACCTGGAAATAGAATATCTCTATCGCTCTCCGTAATTTCTTTAGGCAAAAAAGCATTATACAAATATTGATATTCAAGTCTGTAAAGCTTTTGCCTTGAGCTATCCACAAAATATAAATAGTTAGCTAATACAGGTTTTACATTAGAACAAGGCAAACCGTGCTGCCTTGCAATACTTACAGTGCTTGGAGTTATCCCGCTATAAGTGCTTTGTCCTTGTATAATTTGCCCGCCTCCATCTAACCCAACGTGCAAGGCTTGATAGCTTACCGCCCATTGAGTTGTAGTAGTAGTCGGATTAATGCCTTCAACTGCAATACCTGAATCATTAGTAACTTGATAAGTGTCGTCATTTAAACTTGGTATAGAAGGGCTAAAGGTATCTAAATTACTTCCCATTGTCGCCCATGACCAACCATCACGGAAAAACCATAATCTATCTTGATGAAGTGCTACCCTGTCAGGGTAATTGTTTGGATACCATGCACTTAACCGCCAATTTTTAGAATGATGATTAACTCCCGCAAGTAAAAAAGGATATTCGGGGTCTACCGTAACATTTACGTCTGTTGTATTTTTAGAATTAATTGTAAATACCGCCCATTTTTCTTCGGTCGGGTTATTAGGATTATCTACTTGCCTAAATCTAATTTTTCTTCCTGCACTAAAAGCATCAAATAAGGCTCCCGATGTACCAATCCAATTTACAGGATTATCGTTTTTATTTACGATTTTTAAACCCCCCGTACCAATAAATCCGCCTCCACTAGATGGTACTGGGTCCCAGTTGCTAGCATTATCCGCCTCTGGTCTAAACTTGTATTGAGAATTTAAATTTAATTCTTCCCATGGTCCATCTTTAAAAACCCAATCGTTAATACTCCACGTGCCATTACTTGCACGTTTTAATTCTTTTGGAGCAAAAGAACGATGAACAATAATCAAAGAACTTCTAACCTTTGCATAATCAAATTCATGCGTTGCTGCACCAGTAATGCCACTTGAAAAAAATTGGCTTCCGCTAGGGTCAATAATCTGTATATTACCGTCAGGCTCAAATATTAATTTAGCTGCCGTGCCTGCCGTAATCTGAAATCCTATTGACCTAGAATAATCATCATAATTCTGCACTAGCTTTGTTCCTGGTCTTCTGACCGCTCCGCCTTCGGGTCTAACTATTACATTAGTTAATTCTAAAGCTCCCTCTAAGTATTCTTTAGAATCATAACGCCCCGCAAAGTGTTTAGAAATTTGACCTTGAGTGAAATTAGTTTGATTGATTGAAATTCGAGGCATTAATAATTATTCCTGTTTCTTAACCAAGTAGTGTTTTGCTCCCAGTTCCTTTGACTTCTCCCAATGGCTTTACTTGCTGCTACCGCCTGCTTCTTTTGCCCCGTGCTTGAAATATAATCAGTCTTAGAATCTGAATGTTGAACAGATGGAGCTGCTAAAGCTGCTATTCGCATTGCTAAAGCTTCGCAAAACGTTGCATCATATTTCCCGTAATCTGTCTGCAAAAAAGTATACTCAATAAAAACCCTATCTGAACTTGTCGCTAATCCTCGGCTATCTTTTGAGTAATCTAAATCCTCGCCTTCAACGTCGTAAACTCTCCATATCTCTATACAATCATTGGGGATTGAATAAAGCTTAATAAATTCCTCATTTAATAAATCTTGAATAAAAGTTAATTCCTGCTTTTGAATTGCAAAATCCCATCTATGCGATTGAAGTAAAGATTCTAAAGCCATTTGCTCAACTGCTCTTAACTTCGCTAACTCAACAGTATGAGTATTAACATCAACTACGGGGTCTTTACCTAATTGCATTAAAGCCAAATTAAATACATTAAGCCTGTTTACTAGCATATTTACATTATACCCTTAAACTCTATAGTGGACTATAGACTTATTAAACCCTATAGTCAGCTATAGAGTTATGGGTAATAAAAAAAACCCTCGGGGTTTATGCCAAGGGTTTAAGGTTTATGATGAAAGAATTACTTAATTATACATTAAGAAGCATCAACAAGACCGCTAGAAGTTCTAATTTCAACCATTTTAACTTCTTCAATACGGACCGCACCGATACCACCAGAAATATAAATAGTCGGAACCATTCTTCTTTCAGGGTTTGGACGAATATCGACTTCTAAATTGTTACCAATGTAAGCACCTAGTCCACTTGTAGGAAACATTAAACATGATCTATAGTGGTTACTTGCACCCGCTGGGTCAGTATCCGTTAAAAGAACTGATCTGTAGAAGTCAATACCTAACCATGTGCCAATGTACGGCTGATAAATCATTTGTTTATCAAAAGGTCTTTGATCGCTAAAGTCTCTATTCTTATATTCAGGAATACCCATTAACTCAGTTTCTTCCGCTGTACCGACAACACAATTAAGTCTATCGCCTGCCTCTAAACCGAAAGAAGCTAAAGTTAATTCTCTTCCCTTTAAGATTTTAGCTAAAGTAAAACCAGATTGAGCTCTGTTAGTCCAAGTACCAGTACCATTGCCTGCACCTACTGGGTTACCATCAATGTAATTAACATCAATTGTTCTAGTAGCTGTAGGGAATGCTGTATCAGTACCTCTAGTTTTACCATCTTTAGCAATACCTAAAGCTGCTGCAATACAAACCTCATCAATCTTACGCTTCCAAGCTGCAACACCTAACTTGACATAAGAGCTTGTCGGGTCAGTTAGCATTCTAGAAACATCAAGCTTTCTATCAACATAAAGAGCTACATCATATTGCGTAAAATCAACAGAACGCATCGTATGTGCAACGTCAGAATATGAAGTTGTTTGATTTGGTGTAGTGTTTGCGGACATCGAAATCGAGCCGATACGTGGGAAAAATTTAAATTCTGAATTAATATCACCTTTTTTAACAATGCCCTCAAATACTGAGTCCATTTGCTGAGACAAAATATGTAAATTTGCCTCGTATGTATTAATCCAGTTCTGATCAACTGAATAAACCATTATTTACCTCTATTAAATTTGTGTTACTCAAAAGAGTAACGTATAACTAATTTCTTCTAACAAGAACTACCCGTAACACGGATTCTTAAACAATGAACTACCCGCTAGCGGATTCATTGAGAATTAATTATATATTACACTATTTTTAATAAAGATTCAAAATTTCTTTAGTTTCTTATATACTTCCCGATCTCTTTAGGGTTTGATTTATTAATCGCTTCTTGCAATTCCCTTCTTACGCTTTCAGGCATATTACGACCAGCATTAGTATAGTAATCATTAAAATTACTCTTGTCGCTTAATATTCTTCCTGCTACCTGTTCAGGTGTTTCTTTAGCTGATAAATTCGCTTGAGTTTGCCCGATATCTTTAGGCGTATTCGTTAAAGCTACATCCTTCATAAATTTAAACAAATTATTATCAGTATCAATTAAGCTCTTAAGCTTTTCGTAATCTTCTACATTTTTAGTATTTTGCTTTAAAAATAAATCAACTTTTGTTTCAGTCGTTGATAAATCTTCCCATTTACTGCGTTCCGTTTTAACTGCTTCTAATTGTGCTGCTTTAGAAGATTCTAAAACTTCCATTGCTTCCCTCGACATCTTAGCGATAGAACCGATAACCTTATTTGCTTGAGTCTTAGTTAAGCCTGCCTCGTGAGCTGCCTTTTTAATTTCTTTTAAAACATTATCGTCAAACTTATAATCAGGTGTTTCAATCTCATAGCCATCTGCATTTTCAGGTCTGCCTAAACGGTTAAATAATTTATCCCATTCTTCTGGAGCTGATTTTTCGTTAGGTAAATTTACTTTAGAGCCTACTGCTTTTTGTGCATGAACGTAACTTGTAACTAAACTTTGAACATCCTTTATCGGCTCTAAATTCTTTTGAAATGTTTCCCTTTCAGTAGGGTCTTGAATATTCCCTAAATATTGAGTTTTAAACTCGCTAAAATTAAATGCTGGTGCTTCTTCGTTCATATTAATATTCTCCTAAATTTGCTAAAAAATCTTTTTCTGTTAATTCCTTGTTCGCTAAAAGCCTTAATACTACTGCTCTTTTTCCTTCGATAAAAGGGGTAAATTTTTCATCCCAACAAGGCTTATTAAATTCAGCGTAAAGCATTAAATCTGAAATAATTAAATCCCATGTTTCGGCTGAAATACTTTCATAAGCCTGCTTAACCCTTTTCTTATAATCATCTTTGCTTTTAAATAATGTAGCCACATAACGGCTTATCGTCTTTATCATATTACCCCTTGTTGTAAAGCTACTGCTTGGCTTAAATCTTTTGCTGCTCCTGCTGCACCTTGCATATTCGCTACTTGAGCCGATTCCTCTCTCTTCGCCTTCGCTTCTTCTAATTCTGCTGGTGATTTTAACACGCTTAAATCAGCACCAATTTTCTTAAATACATATTGTATAAACTTCTCTTCTTTAATCGCTTCTAATACAGATGGGTCTATAGATTTAGTATTCGCTAAAGTTATTAATGCTCTTTCAAGTAAAGTAATTGATTGAGCATTTGAAGCTTCATATAAAGCACTTGTAAAATCAACCTTTAATTCCATATCATCAGGAAAATCTAACATCTTCCATTCTTTAAGCTGATTGAAAACAAATAAAAACGCAGGAGCTAAAAAGTCATCCTGAATGCGTAATATATAATTTGTTAATTTTCTCACTCTTAAATTTTCACGCATACTTGTTTCAGTTGCGGACATTTGAGCATTCTTAAAATCGACTAACAAATCAGAAAAGAAACTTTGTGCAATCCCGTTACGCCTGCGATCTTCCATCTCTAAGCTAACTGGTAAATTCGTCACTGTAA